CTGGTCGCTTGCTGAGCTGATGAAGTTCAGAGACCAGCTGCGCGGCGAGGTCCGCACCGAGGAACAGGGATCAGCGGCAGGCCTTGGCCGCAACATCAAGGTGCGTTATGGCCGGCCGTAGCGGAGCGACGATCACGCTCTCGATCAACGCTCCTGCCATTGGGTCGCTGCTGCGCAAGGTGTCTCGGCGTGTCTCCAGTGCGTGGCGTGCGTTACGCGGAAAACAGCTCTGGACCCGCATGTATGCCGCCGCGCGCGCGTCTCGTCTCACCGGCGATTGGCAGGCAGCAAATACCAGCGCAGATTCGGAGCTTTCCAGCAGCCTGACGCAACTTCGGTCACGTTCGCGCGCGCTTTGTCGCGACGTGAGCTACGCGAAGCGCGCGAAGCAGCTCGTCGTCAACAATGTGATCGGCACCGGCATCGGCATGCAGGGCCAGGTCTACACGACCCGCGATGAACTGAACGCGCGGGTGAACGACGAGATCGAGTCGGTCTGGAAAGAGTGGTGCTACGCCGATCACTGCCATACGGGCGGGCGCCTCGACTTCGCGCTATTCGAGCGCGCGCTGATGGCCCAGGTGTTCGAGGCCGGCGAGGTCCTCGTCCGGAAGCACTACCGCAGGTTCGGCAAGTCGGAGATCCCGTTCGCGCTCGAGCTCATCGAGGCCGAACGGATCGCTGACGACATGTATACCGCGTCGTTCGAGCGGGGAGGTCGGAACGAGATCAGGATGGGCGTCGAGGTCGATCAATTCGGCCGCCCGATCGCCTACTACATCCGCCGGCGCCATCCGGGCGAGTTGCGGTTCACGTTCAACATGATGCCGGACGACATCGAGCGCGTGCCGGCCGATCAGATCATTCACCTCGCGTTCGGTGATCGCTGGCCGCAGACGCGCGGCGAGCCGTGGATGTCGGCGGTCATTCGCACGGCGCGCGACATGGCCGGCTACATCGAGGCCGAGATCACGCGCGCGCGAACGCAGGCGTCGGTTCCCTGGACCATCGAGACGCCGGAGGACATCACGTCGTTCGGAGAGGAACAGGCCGATGGCTCGGTCGAGATGGAGGTCGAGCCTGGTATCGCGAAACGGCTGAACCCTGGCGAGACGATGAACGTGCCGGCGATCGGCTCGCCGAATCCGCAGGTCGAGCCGTTCATGCGGTATCTGCTGCGGGACTTCGCCTCTGGGCTCGGTGTCAGCTACGCCTCGCTATCGGCCGATTACTCGCAAGGCAACTACTCGAGCTCGCGGCTCGCGTTGCTCGACGACAGGGACGTATGGCGAGCGTTTCAGACGTGGTTCCTGTGCTCGTTCCGTCAGCCGATTCACCGCGAATGGATGCAGCAGGCGGTCCTCGCCGGCGCGTTCAAGACGTTCTCGATCGAGTCGTGGGCGCTCGACCGTCGCAAGTACGAGGCCGTGCGCTTCCGTCCGCGCGGCTGGGGCTGGGTGGATCCGACCAAGGAAGTCGAAGCGTTCAAGGAAGCGGTGCGCTGCGGCTTCATGACGCTGCAGGACGTCGTGTCGCAGAGCGGCGCCGACATCGAGGAAATCTTCGACCAGCGCGAGAAGGAGATCGGTCTCGCGGCCGAGGCCGGCCTAGTGCTCGACACGGACCCGGCGAACGAGATCAAGGCCGAGCCGGAACCGGACCCTCCGGCCGAGGCGCCGGACGAGGACGAAGAGGACGACGAGATTGGAGAGAATAGGGCATGGGCAGCCGCGTTGAACTCGCTGGAAAGCGCTTTGGCAGACTCGTCGTTGTCGAACGCACGAACCGCCGCAACTCTTCAGGAGACGTGTTCTGGCTTGCGACATGCGATTGCGGCCAGCAACGAGAATACCGCGGCAAGAATCTCCGAGGAGGCGAAGCGCTCTCGTGCGGATGTGGCCGAAACCAGGAAGGCTATAGAAAGCTCCGAGCGCGCGATCTCACGGGCGTCAGATTTGGTCGCTTGGTCGCAAAAAGCATCTCAGGATTTACGGTCGGAGGTGCGCGATGGCTTTGCGTCTGTGACTGCGGTGTCCGTAAAACAGTCCGCGGAAATAGCCTCACTACGGGACACACAACTTCGTGCGGCTGCTATCGACCAGTCAAACATCGCAACCTTGCCGGGCGAAGGTTCGGCAAACTCGTCGCCCGACAAAGAGTTGCGAGAAAAGGTGGCGATGCACTCTGGCAATGCGCCTGCGATTGTGGCCGGAACGTCGAAGTAATCGCCAGATCGCTGGTTCACGGCAAAACGACGAGTTGCGGGTGCGCGTGGCAATTCAGAGCTGGCGGTAGAAGCAAGACTCTTGAATACAGAGCTACGAAACAACAAGAGCGAGAAGCGAAAAAACGCGGCAATGGCGGGACGTTCTCGCATGATGAGATTGAGCGACTGTACGAACTGCAACAAGGCAAGTGCGCGGTTTGCAGAACAAGCCGCACGCTCGCGAAGATGCACCGAGATCACATCATCCCGTTGAGCGCTGGCGGAGGTAGTTCGATCGCGAACATCCAACTGTTATGCGCGTCGTGCAACTGCTCGAAGCACGCCAAGCATCCGATCGTGTTCATGCAGTCGAGAGGGTTTCTGCTGTAAGTTCGGATACATCTCTCTGAAGCAACGCCGGCCCAGTGCCGGCGTTTTCGTTTGAGAGGAGCTAAATGTGGAAGTGATTCAAGTTCCGGTTCTCAAGAGAGAACTGGAGATAGAAGGCTTCGCGATGCGAAAGGCCGAAGATGGCCAGTATCGCCTGACGTTCTCGGCATCATCGGCATATCCGGTGGAGCGTTTTTTCGGCACAGAAGTGCTGGACCACTCGGGCGTCAGGCTGGACCGCATCAAACGAGGCGCCGTCCCACTGTTGTTCAACCACGACTTCGACAAGCCCCGCGGCATGGTCGATTCAGCGCGTGTCGATGGTGAGCGCCTAGTCGTTGACGCGCATCTTTTCGATACGCCCGAGTCGCAGTCTCTGAGGTCAATGATCGAGGGAGGTCTGCGCAACGTCTCCATCGGCTATCGATTGCACGAAGTCGAAGAGTTGAGCGACGGGACGACGCACGTCCGCGACTTCGAGCCATACGAGATTTCCATTGTGAGTGTTCCGGCTGACCCAACTGTCGGCATCGGCCGCGATTTGCACGGAGAAAAATTCGAGGTGCGGATGCTCCGCGCCTCTCCCGTTGTTTCAACCCCCAAGTCGGCGCAAGCCGCGAAGGAAGCAGCAATGAGCGAACAGCTCAACACCGCCGCGGCGGGCGCAAGCGCCGAGCAAGTGAAAGTGTCCGCCATCCAGGCGGAGCGCGGTCGGCGCGACGCGATCATCGCTCTCTGCAAGGGCAATCGCATCGACGCGCGCGCCGAGAACACGTGGATTCAGGACGGCACGCCGATCGAGGACATTCGCAACGACAAGGGCGAGGTGACGACGAAGGGCGTCGCGAGCCAGATCCTCGACGTCATCGAGGAGCGTGGCAAGGCGCGCCCGGCCGTGGCGTCGGAGCTCGGCTTGACGCCGAAGGAGCGTGACAAGTTCAGCCTGTTCCGCGTGATCCGTCACCTGAAGGATCGCGGCGACATGGCAACTCGTCAGGCCGCGGCGTTCGAGCTCGAATGCTCCGCGGCCGTCGCCAAGAAGCTCGGCCGCGACGGCACGGCGAGCGTCTTGATCCCGGCAGAGGTGCTGACGCGCCCGATGTCGGTGGAGGCCATGCAGCGCGCGATGGCGACGACGCCGGGCTCGAAGGGCGGCTATCTCGTGAACGTCGAGAACATGGGCTTCATCGACATCCTGCGCAACCGCTCGGTTACGCGGAATCTCGGCGCCCGCGTGCTCTCGGGTCTCGAGGGCAATCTCGTCTTCCCGCGTCAGACCGGCAAGCAGAGCGTGACGTGGCAGGCCGGCGAGCACACGAGCGTGACCGCTGGCGATCAGGCGCTCGGCCAGCTCTCGATGACCCCGAAAACCGCGATCACGATCACGGACGTGTCGGAGCAGCTGCTGCGGCAGTCTTCTCCGTCGGCCGAGCAGTTCGTGATGGCGGATCTCGCGGCGGTCATCGCGATCGACGGCGTGGACGCGGCCGCGATCAACGGCACGGGCGGGGCCCAGCCGCTGGGCGTGAAGAACACGACCGGCATCACGAGCGGCCAGGACTCGGCCACGGCGACCTACGCGAAGGTTCTCGCGTTCCCGGTCGCGGCCGGCGCGGTCAACGCGATCCGTGGCAACCCCGGCTTCGTGACCAACATCGCGGGCGCCGCGGTGCTGATGCAGAAGTCGCGGTTCTCGAACACGGACACGCCGCTGTGGGAAGGGAACCTCATGGACGGCAGCCTCGTCGGGTTCCGCGCCATGTCGAGCGAGCAGCTCGCCTCCGGCAACCTGATCTTCGGCTCGTGGGACGAGCTGGTGATCGGCGAGTGGGGCGTGCTCGAGCTCGCCACGGATACCGGCGGCACGCGGTTCAACACCGCGACCGTGGGCATCCGCGCGATGTGGATGGTCGACGTGCTGCTGCGGTATCCGCAGGCGTTCGTCGTGTCGACCAACCTGTCGGCGTAGCCATGAAGGTCCGCGCACTGCGCGGCGTCTGCGTCGGTGTCGACCGGCACTTACGGGCCGGCGACACCGCCGACGTCGACGACGCCTCCGTTCAATTCCTCGCCAGCATCGGCGCCGTGGAAATCGTCAAGGACGAGCCGGCCCCGGTTCCTGTCGAGGTTCAGAAACCCGCACCAGCGCCGGCCAAGAAATCCGGCAAGAAGGAGACCTAGACCATGTTACTCAATCAAGCCTCCGCCGCGACAGCTTCGACGCTGCTCATCGATGCGGATCTTGCGTACGCCGCTACGGCGAATATGACCTCCGGCTCCGCCGCGTGGTTGGATGTTCGAACCTACGACGGAGAGATTCTCGTGATTCAGCACATTGCTGCGGTCACGGGCTCTGTCGCTGGCAAGCTCCAGTCGGCTACCGACGCGAACGGCAGTGGTGCGGCCGACATCACCGGCGCTACGTTCACCTCGGTTACCTCGGCCAACAACACGCAATCCATCGCGGTCGATCCGAAAAAGGTAGTCGGTGGCTTCCTCGGCTACGTCGGAACGATCGTCACTGGACCAGTAGTCGGCAGCGTTACGGCGGCTGGCAAGAAGAAGATCGTCTGACAGTGATCGAAACTGACGCCGATCGCCTGGCGACGATCCAGGCGGTCGGCGAGCAGTTCGACACCGGCAAGCCGACGCGCCTTTGGGCGATCTTCGACGAGGCGTACCTCGAGACCGACCTCGATCGGTTCACGGTGGCGAATCGTGAGCCGATGTTGCAGTGCCGAACGTCTGACGTCGCCGCGCACGAACTCGTCAAGCAGTCGAAGGTCACGCGCGTGGCCGACGGCTCCTCGTGGTTCGTGAAGGACTTCGAGCCTGACGGAACGGGCATGACGGTCGTGAGGCTGAGCAAGTGACGCATCGTGTCGAGCAGATCGTTCAGGCGATCGCGACCGTGCTCACCACGGCGCTCGGGCCGACGGGTGCGCACGTTTACACGCACAGAGGCAACACGCTCGACGGCGAGCAGGACGAGCTGCCCGGCGTGTCTGTCGACTTCGGCGAGCTCGAAGTCATCGAGGAGACCGAGGACGAGCTGTACTGGTCGCTCGCGGTCCCGATCACGGCGGTCGTCAAGCTGCCGACCGAGAGCGAGGTCAAGACGTCGCTCATGGCGCTCGCGCGGCAGATTCACCAAGCGATCATGGTCTCGCCGGGTGTCGGTCTGCCGTGGCGCGTGACGTTAGGACTCACGTTCGTCATCACCGTGCATCCGCTCGGGTGGGACGCTCCAGAGTACAACGCCGAGGGCGAAGAGATCGTCGGCAAACTGACGATCAACTGGAGCGTCGATTTCAGGACCGACGTTGACGACACCGGCGACGGTTAGCAATCACTTCAAGGAGCATCATTTATGGCGACCTTTCACGGCCGCTCTGGCCAGGTGTTCATCGGGGCGAACCAAGTCGCCGAGGTGAACGAGTTTTCGGTGGAACTCACTGCGGAGTACGCCGAAGACACGAACATGAGCGACCAGGACAAGACGAGCCACGCCGACCCGATTCGGTCTGGGACTGGCACGATCACCTGCTGGTGGGACGACACCGACGCGACAGGCCAAGAGCTGCTCAACGTCGGGGAGTCGGCGACGCTGCTGCTTCGCCCGGAAGGAACCGGTAGCGGGTTGAATCAACTGTCGTTCACTGCCCGTGTCACGAACGAGGGCATCACGGTCCGCAAGGGCGAGATCGTCTCTCGGACGGTCGCCTTCCTGATTAGCGGCGCGGTCAACAGGGCGACGCAGTAATGGCTGACGCAACCGCGGAACAACTGCTCAGCGGGTTCAAGCGCGAGAAGAAATCCGCCGAGGTCGACGGCGTCGGCACGGTCTACTTCTACGATCCGCCGTCCGTGGCCGAACGTGACGCCTATTACCGCCACCTCCGATTCGAGGACGGCGGCGTGTCGATCACGTTGGAGGGCATCGTCGACGGCATCATCGCGCGTGTGAAGGACGCGAACAGCCGGCCGTTGTTCAAGCAGATCCACCGCGCCCGCATCCTCGAAGAGATGTCGGAGGAGCGGCTGATGTCGATCTGGCGCGCGATCGGCGGTGACAAGATGAGGCCAGCCGGCGACCTCTCCGAGGCTGCCGAAAAAAAATAGCTGACGACGCGGGGCTATCGAACCTGCTCCACGTCGCGTTCCGGCTCCACAAAACCCCTTCCGAAGTAGCCGACATGAGCGTCATCGAATACGAGTTGTGTCTGGCGTTCATGAAGCGAGAACGACGTGGCTGATCCGACCGCCTCATTCCTGATCAGTGCCAGGGACGCCACCGGCGTCGCCGTCGCCTCGGCTGAGCGCAACCTGAAATCGCTGGCCGCCACCGCGCGCGCGACGCGCAGCATTTTCGCGTCGTTTGGAATTGGCATCGGCGTGAACGCATTTGCGCGTTGGATCAAACACTCGATCGAGGCAAAAGAAGCCCTTGGTGTCACGGCCGAGGAGCTGAAGGCGACCCAGGCCGCGGTGAGCGACCTCTCGAAGGCGTGGGACGGACTCGGCCAGTCGATCGCTAAAGCGTTGACGCCTGCGCTGTCTGGCACTGCGCGTCTCATGAACGACGTTCGGATGATGCTCGATCCGACGCCGATCGAGGAGTATCAGCTTGCGCTGGCCGCGGCACAGCGGGACTTCGAAGAAGCGACTTCTCTACTGGCCGGATTCAAGAGGTCTGGATTCGATCCGTTCGGAGCCGACGAGAAGGCGCTAGAGCGGCTATCTCTAAACTTGCAGAACGCAGCGAAGGCGTTGCAGGACTTGCGGGCCGCGGCGCCGCCCAAGCCGATCGAGCTGTTCGACATGTCGGCGTTCAAGATGCTCAGCGAGAAGGATCTTTCAACACAGCTCGGCCTCATGAAGGACGTGAAGGTCCACATCGAGCCGGTCATTGATCCGAACGACGATCTGTTCGTCGACCTGCCGAAGCCGATCGAGCTTCCGGTGGTGCTACAGCTCGAGTCGCTGCCAGCTCAGATCCGCGAGGTGTCGAACGACATGAGCGAGGAATGGGGACGACTCACGGAGTCGATGGGCCGCTCGTTCCGAGATTCATTCGTCGACTTCTTGGTTGACGGTGAATTCAGGTTCAAGGACTTTCTGAAGCGCCTGGCCGCCGAGTTCGCGACGTCGGCGATCTTCAGCGCCATCGGCTCGACCTTCACCCCTGGCACCTTCTTCGCACAGTTCTTCGGCGGTTTCCGTGCCGAAGGCGGGCCGCTCGAGCAAGGGAAGTGGTACATCGCTGGCGAGAGAGGTCCGGAACCGATTTGGGGTGGAGGGCCAGGGGCGTTTGCGGCGGCGGGCGGAGGACGTGGCGGCCCGAATATCACGATCCAGAACCACATCGACGCGCGCGGCGCTTCAATGGACCTCATTGCGCGGCTGCCCGCGATTCTCGAGGCGAACAGCAAGGCCACCGAAGCGCGCATCCGCGACAGCATGAGACGCGGTAGATAGACGATGGGAGTTATCGCGCTCCCCCTACTGAGCCCGCAGGGGCCGATAGGACCGGTCTTCGAGTGGGGGCTGCGGTCGAACACGGCCGTGAGCCGCTCGCCATTCACCGGTGCTACGAGGACCGCCGAGCGCCTTGGGGGACCGCAATTCGCAACGCTCCGCTATCGCAACCTCCACGATTCAGAAGCCGCCCGTCTGCGCTCGTTCCTGATGCAGTGCCGCGGGATGGCCAGCCGGGTCTACGTTCCGGACTTCTCGTACACGCAGCGCGGTTCGTTCCCAGCGACCGAGCTGTTTCCAAATACGACCTTTAGCGACACGTCTGGTTTAAGTCCAAGTTCTGAGACGACGCTAACTGTCTCCAATAACATTCTGCGAGCAACGCGCACAGCGGTCACTACGGATCAGTTTACGGCTAGGGCGTCGTCTCCGGTGACTGTTGTTCAGTATGCTCCATACTCACTGCGATTCATCGTGCATCAGGGGCGTGGAGCCTATGCAGCAGGGCTCAGGACCTACGACAACAGTATTCCTAACGTGATCGGATCGACCGTTACGACATTCGGTAGAGTTGATGGCGTGGTCGTGCCTATTAGCACTAGTTCAACGCCTGCACTGTTAGACCAGGCTGCCTCTGCGCTGATAGCCGGAGACTATTTCGGGGTTTCGTTCGCGTCGTTTGCTCGCTGCGCACTTGTAGACAACGGGGCGAATTCGCTCTTACATTCGGACGCTCCGAGTAATGCAGCGTGGACCAAAATCCAATCAAGTGCGAGTGCAGTTGGAGGGACCGCACCGGATGGTGTTGGCGATGCGGAAGCGATAATCGAAAACAGCGCGACTAACTTTCACTATATTGAGCAGTCTGCGTCACGTTCTTCTGTGGCCGAAGATTTGTGTGCGTTCGGCTACTTCAAACGTAGGACCGGTACGCGCGACGTAGCTGTCGTGGTAGATGATGGCGCAGGTAATGGCGGAACCTGCATTTTTGACCTTAATGCTGGCATCGCTGGAACGCCAGGGGCGAGCGGCACAGGGACTAATGTGCGGGCGTTCATAGCGTCTGCTGGTAGCGGATGGTACTACTGCGCGATCGTCGCTAGATGTCCTGCGTCAACTTCGATCCGCGCGCAGTTCTTGATGAATAACGCCGGGAGTAATAACTACACTGGCGATGGTGCGTCGAGTATCTACGCATGGCGAATGGGTAACACGCCGGCGTCTCTGCCGACTCGGGGGATGCAAACGACAGTCTCCGGTGATGCGGATGGAACCTCTCAGACCGGGGCGGCTCTCTATATCAAGGGATTACCAGCCAGCACGAACGGCCTGCTGTTAACTGACGATCTAGTAGAAATCGTCACTCCCGGCTCATCCGAGTTGAAGCGCGTCACGACCACACTCAACAGTGATGCGGCAGGTATGGGATTTCTGCAATTTGAGCCGCCGTTGCGCCAGTCTCCGGCGAACAACGCTGCGGTTCTCATCCTGAAGCCTCTCATGCGTTGCCTGCTCGACGATAACTCCGTCGACTGGTCAGTGACCCAAGGCTCGTTCACCGATCTACAGTTCCGTGTTGTCGAGGACGTGGTGCCGACATGAGCCGCGGTCTCTCGGCTCTCAACCTGGAGGCGAGTCAGGCTGCGCACGTTCGGCCGATCATCTTCGCGAAGCTGGAATTCGGCGCTGGCACAGAGTACCTGCACAACGCGCTCGGCACGTACACGTGGGGAAGTCAGACGTGGACAGGGCTCGGGGATCTGGCAGAGGTCGGGCCGATTGAGGAGGGCGACGAACTGTCGCCGTACGCGGTGGAGCTGCGCCTCAACGCGCTGAACACCGAGCTATTGACGAACGCGCAGGGCGTCCAGATCTTCGAGCGCCGCGCGACCCTCTACATGGGCTTTCTTGGCGACGACGGGGCGCTCGTCGACGCCCCAGACGAGTTCTGGTCGGGGTCGATGGAGACCATGCCGATCTCTCTCGGTGGTGAGCAGGACTCGATCAGCCTCGTATGCGAGTCCGAGATGATCATGCACTCGTACGCCAATGGTGCGCTGTTCACGGACGAGGACCAGCAAAAGCGCTACGCAGGCGACAAGGGCTTCGAGTTCCTTGCGCAGATGGTAGACGCGCGGATTCAGTGGGGGCCGAATCCGTTCCCTAGCGCGCACGACGCGGCTCGAGGCGGGGCGATCATCGTCCGAGACGCACCCTGGGGCGTCAACGGTCCCGGCGGACCTCCGTACGGGCCATGAGAAGCGACATCGTCCGCGACTACCTGCTCGAGCAAGCGGCGCAGCCGTTCGCGTGGGGATCGTCGGATTGCGTTCACTTCGCTGGCGGGCTCGTCGAGCGTCTGACCGGCACGAATCCGTGCGCGGCGTACGCCTACGACTCCGAGGACCGTGCCCGTTCGTTGATCGCCGACGCCGGTGGCCTTCCCGCCCTGGTTACGCGCGCGCTCGGCGAACCGCATGAGATGCGTCTCGATTGGAAGATGCTCGAGTTCGGCGATGTGGTCTACGCCACCTACGCGAGCATCGGGGAAGTGCTCGGCGTCGCGTTCGGTGGCAGGGCCTACTACAAGCGACTCACCGTCGGCCTGATCCCGGCACGCCTGGATCAGTGCCTCAAGTTCTGGAAGGTCGCATGCCTCCGGTAGCGGGCTTCCTCGGCGTACTCGGCGCGACGATTCTCGGTGGAGTAGGGGCGACCGCCCTGGCTGCGAGTTTCGGCGTCTCGGTCCTGATCGGCTCGCTCGCGT